CCTTGCTGAAGGGCAGACCTGCTATATCCGAAGATCACAGGAGCTCTAAAACAAACAAAACACACAAATATAAAGCCCATCTAGAAATTTATATAATAAAACACACAGAAGGAAGTAGTAGATTAGAGGACCAACCTCACCAACCCTTTCTCTCAGCCAGCTTAATGCTCCAAGTCCCAGCATCAAGAATCAGTTCTTGTAGCTCTCGATCATATTCTAACCTGGAACACACCTCAATGGCTTTTTGAAGACCCACACTGGTGTAAGAGCGTTCTACTAACTTGCAGGCCCTGAGCCAAACCAAAGCACATATCATAGCAACCACATTACCATTTGGAGAGATAAAGCTTATTGTTTTGCCACTTTGATAGTGCGTTAAGATTGTCTTGCGAGTGGCTGCTCCACTGTTGGCAAACATCATACGCAGTGTGTCAGCTGTGGGCAAACCTCCGCGACCAATTCCAACTCTGAAATTAACATTTATTCCTTCCCTCCCCAGAGGCACAGGAGTTTGCAAACACACCAGGAAGCTTCCTTCAGGAGCTAAACCAACTGTGCAAGCATGAACTCTGGGCGTCATTTGGAGGGAAGTCTTTTCTGATGTAGTAGCTGCCAAGGAACCAAGAAAAGCAGTGTTCTCAAACAAATCATATGTCAGGGGTTGTGGATCATTACCCATCTGTTCCTCATGAAAAGCTTCAACAACGGCCAGTGAGGGTAATTTACTCAAACCCAATTTATGGTAGGTATCTCTGAATTCCTTTGCAATTTCTGGGCCATGCAACCAAAGCTCCCTCAACACATTTTCAGCATTCACTCTAAAACCTTCAGCCAAGCTATCGTAAGAACTCTCCTTTATATACATTAGCTGAGAGAATAGAGACAATCTTTCCTGTGGCCCAGTCCACAAACCATATTTGTTGAGTTTAAAGCCCCTCTTAAGGAAATCACAAGCTTGAAGCCTTCGAAACTCCAGTACTGGACTAGTTTTATCTATGCCATCCGTTATGGTCACACCCAAGCGCTCCATCTCAGCTTTGAGGGTCTTACCATTAAAAACAGATTTCACAGCAGGCCCAACTGAAATAAGATTATCATCACCATATACAACCATCTCACAATGCATCCTAAATGAGGTGACCATTACCCTACCATGCTGAAACATCAATTTTTTCCAACAGTATCTTACAAGCAGCTCATTCATCAAAGAATTTAAAATAACAGTTAAAGCTATACCTGAGGGAATTCCCCCAAAAACTTGAAAAACTCTAAAATCACACACAGAGTAACGTTGAAAAACAGTCATTAGTAAGGTAAAGATAGCACGAGATTCAGTTCTATCATAAAAACTGCCAATTATTTTACACATTGCTTCCATCAATTGTGGTGTACACAAACCATCAAAAGAACTGTAATCACAGCACAGGATATCATTGCCCTTCGATTGCAAACGCATAGCCATATCGTTCCATTCTCTAGAGTAGGGATTGATACCCACTTGTGAGGCCAACTGTCCCCTGTTAGACATCATCCAAGCAACAAATGGCAATGTTAACTTCCTCAAAACTAGATTATATTCCATAGGCAACACTGTGAAAAGTCTGGACTTTGGATCTCCATAAATTTTCCTCATTGGCAAAAGTTCATCCTTAACGCACTCGATTCCAACCAAGGGCTTGGTGACACCTTCACGCGCACTCAACTCCAAATCTTTACATGCCTGGTCCATGGGGCCCCCTTCT